CTACATTACTCCAGAATACCGTTCTTCGCATGTAATGGGGTTGGTGAATGGCGACATCTGCCCTACTCAATTTGCTGTTGGTCACATTGAACTGGAAGTTCCAGAAGAAGGTGTCATCTACAAGCAGTGGCACAGTGAAGTTGATGCTGCGGTAAAGTCCGGTAAAATGCAGAGTGTTTTGGCTCCCTCGGGAGTTTACATCGGCTTCGATGACCGAGTGTTCCATCAAGCAACGGCTGCTGTCGCACCCGGATGGCGCTGGTTCATCCGCGTCAGTTTCAATACAGGTCGGATCAAGAACGTGACCAATGAAATCCGCAAACAAGTTCAGGTCTATCTGGAACACCCAATGGAAGGTTGGTAAAATGAAACATTTTTATGAATTCATTATGGTGAAACGGAAAGGAAAATATGAAGTTAGGCGAAAATGGATTGAGGGTGTGTTTCCAATAAATCCAGTCAAGGGATTGGACATTTCTTGATAATGGATCTCCCAACCAAACTGTTTAATGAAGTGCAGAGTCCGATTGTTGGGTTCTCGTTCACCGAGCATTTTTGGGAACGATGCGTCCAGAGATATAAAAATCTACGATGCCGAACTTTAATTGAAGTGTGTGGTATAATACTTCTACACAAACAAATTTGAAGGAGTTTCGAAAATGCAAGAAGTGATCGTTTACCGTAACCCAATGGAAGCTGCGATGTGGCACTTTGTCATGTCGGCTGATTTCTTTCCAGTAATTTGTGGGATTTTTGTGTTCTTTGTGGTGATGTTGACCGCTCATAATTTGATTTCCAAGCGATATGGAGACTATGGCAAACGGGGCCGAATTTCGACAAATATCTCACTGGTACTAGCCGCTGCGTGTGGAATTGGTACAATTTGGTACATGGCAATCTGAAGAGATTCAAAAATGAACATCAACATCGAATACAAAGTTTCCCTGACACAAACTGAACTTCATCGCATCATTGCTGCGCATTGTGGCTTCCCACTTGATTCGACAATTGTATTGACCGTTGAAGGCTCCAACGTTGAATGGATTGATGTTCCGCCCGACTGGAACAAAGAACATTGCCCAACGGAATTTCCGGCTGGAACGATTATTGATCACATGTTTCTTGATGGTAGTGTTTATAGTTGCAACCTGCGCAGCTATACAGCACCTTGGATTCAAGAAGGTAAGGATTGGACAATTGTGAAATATCGAATCTCTAAAGGTTGAATATGAACATCGAAGCAAAATCATTGAGCAGATTAGAACTTTGTTAGAAAAATCTGCTGGACTTTAATTCAAAGTTGTGATATAATAGACACATGCAAACGGTGCAGGAGTTGCAAAATGCGAGTTCGAATTTATATGAAAAGCGGTAGCGTCATTATTCTTCGTGGCGTTAAAGATGTTCTCATCACTCCACACCATACAACCGGTAACATTGGTGCTATAGATATCAAACGACATTGGTATATGAAATACTTGCCAGCCGAGCGCTTGCACGGCGCAGCACTTGACATGACACAGATTGAAGCGATCACATACAAATGACTATCAAAATCCTCAAGCAGGGTAGACTCCCAGAAGAAGTCACATATAAATTTGGTTGCAATAACTGTGCAACGGAATTTACTGCACAGAAAAAAGATTGCAAAGCCGGATCGGATCAACGAGACGGACCTTGGCTCGAAGTTGCATGTCCACTTTGCAACAAACAGGTCACATCACAACAGGAATACAAAGACCCAACCCAATCTGCTAGACCATGGGACATGCCTAAACCACCAAATCGCGGTTGGCAAGACTATGTTCTGGAAACAAACCCACACAATCGCTAATTAGGTTCTCTGATCACCTATAATCAAAGATCAGAAATAGTCTAAACAGAAGGAGTTTCAAATGACTACAAATTTCAAATCAATCGTCTTCAACACCGACAGCTACAAAGTTTCGATGGCAAAGCAGTATCCTCCTGGCACTGAGTACATCTACAGCTATGTCACTCCTCGATCTGGAGACAAAATCGTCAACTTCGGTTTGCAGAAGTTCATCCGAGAAATTCTGGCGGTTCCTGTTACCCGCGAAGAAGTTCTGGCAGCAGAAAAGTTCTGGACTGCTCATGGGGAACCGTTCAACACTGAAGATTGGCTCTACATCGTTGATGCTCACAAAGGTTTCTTACCACTGATGGTATTCGGTATTGATGAAGGTTTGGTGGTTCCAGCAAAAACGCCTGTTGTAACTGTGGTTAATACTGATCCACGTTGCTTCTGGCTGACGACTTGGGTTGAAACCGCCATGTTGCGTGACGTGTGGTATGGTTCGACTGTTGCGACCAACTCATGGGAAATCAAGCAGATCATCGCCGACTACCTGGACAAGTCAGGCGATATTGCTGGTCTCCCTTTCAAGCTGCACGACTTTGGCTTCCGTGGTGTGTCTTCTTACGAATCCGCTGAAGTTGGTGCTGCTGCGCACTTGATCAACTTCATGGGCACTGACACCGTTGCTGGCATCTTTGGTGCATCGAAGTTCTATGATGCCGACATCTACGCGACAGGGTGGTCGATCCCAGCCGCTGAACACTCGACGATCACAAGCTGGGGTCGTGGATCGGAAGCATTGGCATATGAAAATATGGTGAAGCAATTCTCCAAGCCCGGTTCTATCTATGCCGTAGTGTCTGATAGCTATGACATCTACAACGCAGTGTCAAATATCTGGGGTGGTGAGTTGAAAGACTTGGTTGTCAGTTCGGGTGGTACTTTGGTTATCCGTCCAGACTCTGGTGATCCACTGGAAGTTCTTCCTACTTTGATCAGCTCTGCTGCTCAGCGCTTCGGGTTTACACTGAATGACAAAGGGTACAAAGTCCTGAACAATGTTCGCTTTATTTGGGGCGACGGCATCAACAAGATGACGATCCGATCTATTCTGCGAATGATTGTTGACACCATGGGGTATTCGGCTGATAACTTGGCCTTTGGTGCAGGTGGGTCTCTCTTGCAAGGACTGACACGCGATACCTATAGTTTTGCTATGAAGGCATCTGCTGCTCGTATCAATGGTGAATGGGGTCCTGTGGCGAAAGATCCAATCACAGACTCTGGTAAGAAGTCCATGTCAGGTATGTTCAGCGTGGCTGAAGACTTCACAGTTACTTCTACTCTTGAAGGTGTGCCAGAAGGTGAAGCGAATATGCTGAAACTTCGGTACTACAACGGAAATTGTTATAACCAGATCAAGTTTGACGAGGTTCGAGCAAACTCCAACAAATAAAATAAAGCCCTTCAGGGCTTTTATTCATTTTTGTGTTATAATTCATCTAACAACACAAACATCGAAGGAGTTTCAAAATGTTCAAAGTAGGCGACAAAGTTAAACGCATCCAAAATGAAGACTATACCGTGTGGCTCGTGGAAATTGGACCCGATAGCGATCCCACATGTGTATATACAGTTGATAAAATATCAACAGATATTGATGGCACTCAGACAATTCTCATCGCAAATGGTTACTGGGCAGCAAGAAACTTCGAACTGGTTGAATCAACAAAGGAAACCAAAATGATTTCTCTTAAAGACAACAAAACTGCCCTGATCAATCTCAAACTGACTATCAATGAAATTGAAAATCTTGATCAGTTGATTGAACACTACAAAAAAGTGCCCGGTCCCGCATACGTTGAAATGAGGCATGTTAAATGCGGGACAGTAGATGTTCAGATTGACCGAAAAATTATGCTGGTTGCACTGAAAGAACAACGTCAGAAGTTGGTTGATTACATGGCTACGCTTGGTATTGATGCGAACAATTAATTTATGAGCACTGACATGACACCAATCGAACTAGCTGAATATCTCGAAACGGGATATGACACCTATATGCATGACGCAGCCGAAGTCATCAGAAAGCAGCAAAAAGCGATTGTTAAATTGCGTGAGGTATTGGAAGGGTCAGTTGCTTATACTGAATTGCTTGAGGCAATAGACTACCGACTTCCTGATCCATCACAGATCAAATCAAAGCAAGTGCTCAAAGACACGGCGAACATATGACACACGTCGATAAACCTTTCAGTCAATTGGCAATCGATCAGGTTAAACAAGCAATCAACTTCGCGCCGGGGACAGTCAATTCAGAACTTGTGAAGCAGTTGTTTGACCGAATTGACGATCTAGAATCAGAAGTTCAGACAAATCAAAATTCGATTGATAAGCTACGCAAAACATTGGAAATGTACATCGATATGGACAAGCAAGCCAAAAAATTCTTCGATGCTGGGTGCCACGCATCCGCTCAAATTATTGCTGAACAGGTGCTGAAAGACACGGAGGAAATTGCGAAATGAATGATGGCACACTGAAAAATCAGCAGAAGCATGGCACAAATACTGGGAGCAGAAATGACCATCGATTTTAAAGACCCGACGAATCTCAGATTCTCGATATTGACAGAAAACATTGATTATTTGATAGAAGTTCTCAAAGCGTATTTGAGCAAACCGGAAATTTATCCAACTCCAACCACTGCTTATATTGACGGCGATACTGTATGTTTGACAGCGGAATATTCTGATGATGATGGGTGGGAAACTGAAGATTATTTGTTTCCGTTGTGTTTGTTGCATTCGGATAATCCAATTGTTGCAGCAAAAGAGACGCGTCAACATGAACGGGCGAATAATCTGGCTCGACGCAACGAGTATCTCCAGCGTGAAATCGTTCGACTTACTGAAGAGATCTTGCAGAATCAGAACAAAATTTCAAGCTTGAGGAAGTTAATAGATGAGTGAAATCATTTTAGAATGTCGGTTGATTAAAACTACCAGACGGTTGACGTTCGACATTATCCGACAGCACCCAAGAACAATCTATATGGGCGATGACGATGGGGAATACTTCAAGTTCGTTGCTTCAAATGGATACGAAGTGATCAGCCGTTCCCGGATGGACATTCAGACTGAGCGAATCTGGTTGCTTGGTGCAAAGTATCTAGAAGAACCAAGGTCCGGTAGTATGGTGTTTTCATCAGATGAAAAGCGCGATGCAGCTTTTGATAAATTCGTCGGCGCCCTAAAAGAATGGGCTGACAGTAACGGAGGAAGATGTGTCATTAGATCCTGACAATTCACCTGAAAATTTCACAGAAGATTACGATCATGAAAGCGGTCAGTATCAAAATTTGTGTTGCGTCTGTGGAATTTGTTTTATCGGATATAAGAGAAGAATTATATGTCGGGCATGCACGTACGCACAACCTATCAACCTAACACCAACGGATAACATATGACAACGTCTATTGAACATTTGATGGAGTTGATTGATAAGTACTGGGATCTGGCTTATACAGAAGGCAGAGAAGGACGAATGCATGATACATTGGATGAGAAAGCAGGCACCACCAGGCAAGAAATAGAAAAAGAACTGTATGAACTTTTACACCAAGTCACAGGATGTAAAGAATGAGAATCACAGGAAAAATTAGAATCATTGAGTCGGGTATTGACACAAAACCTTTTCTAGAAGAACTAGAAAAGAACAAGCATCTTTGGCAAATGGTGAAGAAGATGCAAGACATCGGGGGTGATAAAGACCCGTATGGGTTCTTACCTCTTTGCATGGGAGTAGAAGACAAACCTGGGAATATCAAGAATTCAGATATTCACAGTAAGACCCCTGCTTATTGGCAATTTCCACTGATGCGAAAGTTTCTAGAAGAAAGAAATGCATCAGAACATTCTCGAGCAGCGTTCTTCAAACTTGCACCTGGTGGTGGTGTAGGTCAGCACGTTGACGACGGAGATTATTACCTGAACAAGGACCGCTACCATTTCTCACTGTCTGGTGTCTACAACTACTGGTGTGATGGTGACTGGTTGGAAGTTCAGCCCGGAACTTTCTTCTGGTTTGATAATAAACGAGATCATTGGGCGAATAACATCGGCGGTGTAGACAGAGTTACGTTTGTGTTTGATTTGAAACATTCACCAACGAACCCATAATTTGATCCCCTCTTTAGGGGATTTTTAGTTTCTGCTGTTTTCCTATAGAAACCATGACCACCCCATCATCCACCGAAAAACGATCAAAAAAGTGTATATAGATCAATCACTTAGCTGCGATAAAACACAGAAATGTCGTTCTCGCAGCTTTCTTTAGATTTCTATGATTAAGGAAATTTATCAGGACTGAGACTCGATAAACAAAATTGTATCGTAGAACAGCGTGAAACAGCTAAGAGGGGTTTACAGGGGACTCCCTTCCTAATAGAATGGACATATTAAAAGGATAATTCAGAAGTACCCTGTCGCTCGTTGGTAATGGAACTATATGACTGATCTGACTAAACATTTACTGAACCGACACTGTGACATGGAACTGCATCGGCCTGTTCTGGATCAAGAAGAAGGTGTTGCAACTTTCTACCTCTGGAACTTGTCTGGAGCTATGGTTGGCTACCAGCAGTATCGCCCTGATGCCGGAAAGAGAAAAAGAATAATCCCAAAGAAGGTAGATACTTCACAATGAGAAAGTCTCCAACCGTAGCCGTTTTTGGTGTGGAGTCACTTCACCTTAGATCTGATGCCGTTTTTGTCACCGAAGGTGTGTTCGATGCATGTCGCTTAACTTCCCGTGGATATCCTGCTGTGGCTGTACTAAGCAATGACCCTTCTAATGATGTATACAACTGGTTGCATTCATTGGGCAGGAAAGTTGTGGTGGTTCATGATAACGACAAGGCCGGACTCCGTCTGGCTAAGTTTGGAGACTTTGCTGTGACCACTGGTGAGAAAGACCTGGGTGATTCTTCTGAAGCTGAGGTTACAAATTTGTTGCAGAAAGTTGAGCTTTTATTGAAGTCTGTGGTATAATACATTCATACCAACCAAAGGAACTTTATCATGACTAAACTCTCCGCTGTGATTTTCTCGATGTCTTCCTCTAACATCCGCAATGCAAATGGTGTCTTCAATGGCACGATTGAGAAGACCAAAGAGCAAAAGAAGTTGAGCAATATTGCAAAACGCGTGTCTACATCTAAGCGCGACTCTATGAAGCCAGGCCCCTGTGTTGTTCTCACTTCTCAGAAATAAATCATGACCACATTCGTTCTTGTTATGTACTTGTCGTCTGGTTATGGTAACGTAGCTACTGGTGGGCCGGCTGCGATTGATGGATTCCTTTCGCTACAGAAATGTGAAGCTGCCATGAAGGTTGTAGAGACTCTGCCAAAGTTTGACTGGGCCAAGTGTGTGCCAGTCATTAAATAAGAAAAATAACTTAAGGGGTCGGAATAATGTTGTAGTTTAGAGAGTTTCTAGAAAAATAGATTCATGAGAAGGTTCTTTCTCCGGGATTCAATCCTTCTCATGAATCTCATAGAGAAAAACATAGAAAAGAAATTCACGATATACTGCATACATAGTACAAATAGATTGGTGGATATGGAGGTCTTGGTTCTGGCACAAAAGAAGAATCTGATGCTATACACCATGATATATCAAATTCTAATATAAAGATGACTAAAAGAGATGGAAAAGTTTCGTAGGTCAATCTCTATAAAGACAGTCATGGTAGAAAATCAATTGCTTCTGGTACAGATGGTTCTGATCAGGGTAAGAAAGATTTCATGAAAACCAAGATTGATGATCATCTACAAAAGAGAGCGTGGGGTGAAATTTCGGGTAAAATGAGTCACATCCATGCAAAAATAGGGACTCCTGATATTCCTTCTAGTAGAGCGAAAGAACTTCTTAATAAAGATGTTTCCCATCATCAAGATGGTGTGCATTATGACAGAACTATAGGTGGACATATGCACACCAAAAAGATGGTAGGTCACCCAAAGAAATGAATCTTTAATTAAGATTGTGTTATAATTGCTTCATGAAACAAGATAAGATTTTCATTTACTTCCATGGATATGGTTCTAACTGTAACACACTAAAAGTCCAACAGTTAAAGAGTGCCTTCCCAGAAGACACTGTATATGCATTCAACATTGATGTTGATCCCACGATTTCTATCCCACATCTACAAGAATGCATTGACAATGTTCTACTGACTGATCCAAACTCTGATGAGAAATTGGTCCTAGTAGGGACTAGTCTTGGCGCATGGTATGCATCCAGAATTGGAAAATTGTATGCAGCTAGACGGATCTTGATTAATCCTGCCATGTCACCAAGTACATCTCTAAAAAAATATGGAGTATCGGATGAAATTTGTTCGCAGTATGATGAACTTGTAGATGCTGATGGCACATATATTCTCGCAGAAGGAGATGAAGTCTTTGATAGTCTCCAAACTTTGAATGAAGTAGAAAGCATTGGCGGAAAAGTTCTTATGGTACCAGGTCATGACCACAGATTTGCTGGTCAAATTTTTATTGATTCTGTCAAAAAAGTCCTGAACTTTTAATCTTCTTGTGGTATAATAGATCACATGAAAACAGTAAACCACATTTCAAAGATTCTATTCGATCTAGATCCATTTGGTACCCAGTGTGCCTATGTCGAAGACATAGATATGTCGGATGAATATGAGTCTGAAGCTATCGAGATTTGTGAGTTGTTAAATACTGGATCGGAAACAATTTCAGCCTTTCAACAAGTGTTGAAAGAATGGGACGAAACTTTCGGTGGTTTGAACAACGAGCAGATTGAATACATTAATGCTAACATTTAAAGAATACTTGCTAGAAGCTACTCAACGCGAATTAGAAAAAGCGAAGTCATAGAATCTTCAATCCGCCAATAAAAACGGGTGGAAGATCACAGTAAGACCGCATGCTGCTTCTAGAGCATCTGAACGCGCCGACCTGGGGAAGACTGAATGGGATGATTTTCATCATACTGTATAGAAACATCTTTCTACTGGTGTTGTTCCTGATGGCGAGCATGTTATCTATTCTAAGAAGAAAAGACAAGGTGTTGTAGTAGATGTGCATAATGACAGTAAGAAAGTCACGTATATCACTGCACTTCCCCCAGGTGTCACCCGTACTACTAAACCTGGTACCGGAAAGCACATGGTAGAATCTATTGAAGAATATAACGTCATTTTAGTAGATTGAAAATAGTTGCGTTTCCGACGCAAATAGTTGACAAAAAGTTGTTAGATTTGTATAAATAAAATATGCAACAAAATTTTAAGGTGTAGAATTCAATGATCCTAGGACATAAGACAGCGATGGAAAGACAGAGTTGGTATAAACCCCAACACTGCACCCCAGCCCGCGCTTCTAATCGTTTCTATGCGATCACAGATTCTCTGATTGAGGGTTCAGGTTATGCCTGACAAGATTCTCGAAGTATAAAAAGAACTATAAAGTTCATACCTCAGAGGATCTTGGAAACAGGATCCTCTTTTTGTTTATAGTAGAGCTTTTATTCAGATGTGTGATATAATAAACACATCAACACAAACAGGGTGATCGGACCTTGTAGTGCAGACAAAACAGTTCTTTGAAAATTTGATCTAATGCAAATGGCATCACTCTGTAAGGCTGGTAGTAAGATCCAAGTATTAGATCAAATTTTCAAAAAGTTGTTACTTCACAGTGACTTTTATTCAGTCCTGTGATATAATAAACACATGATCCGATGATAGTGTTGGATTAAGATGACCGAAAGGTCCAGTTCATTAAAATTTTGCTTTCTTGCTGCTGTGGGATTAGAAGTGTCCATCAGTTAAAGAGTGACGAATCCTCGACAAGTTCTTGGGTACGGGAAGTGTAAGTCAATCTAGTACAATATACGCAAAGGGGTCTAAAGACCCAGAGCTAAATGGACGTGTACTAGGACCGTTGTAGTCTTTGGTGTAGAAACACAAGCAAGAAAGCACATCTAATAAAATTCTTCAGGCTGATTGACTGCAATTAGTCAGAAGTCTGATCTTGGTCACCAAAGCAAGTGTTGCAGCACAGGTTAGGTGAGTACCGAAACTATCTTCAGCCGGATTTGATAAACCGGATATGCGATAGAGGAAGTCGATTAAAGTGATGTTAGCTTAAAAAGAGATAAGCAGCCGTCTTGTGACGGAAAGATACTGGATAAAATATCACCAGTACATCATAAAGGTTCCGAGAAATCAGCCTGAAGAATTTTGTTAGATAAAACATGACTTTTAATAAAAGTTGTGTTATAATAAACACACCAACAGCGATAGTGCTTCGGTAGTAGTTCTTTAAAAATCTAGTGTCTATTTTATATTGAGTTTGTAGTCAGGTGGAAACACTGAAGGTAGATTGAGCTAACGCTTACAATCACATGTTGTTATAGGGGATCGTGATTCTCTCCCAACAGCCACGGCTATGAACTTAATTTGAATCCTTGGTGGGAACCACATGCAGAATATAGTTAGGCTGCATGCCTGCCAGGGATTATCTTAAAATCCTTTGTTAGGTAACAACGGAATGACTCAGGGTGCGGATCCCTATTGTTGCAGATGAGCCTGCTCGAATCAGGTTAATATGAAGTCATTACAAAGGATTTTAAGATAATGTTTAACGGTAGAAGAAACGTGAAGTCTAGCCAATCGATCGTTATTCCACCCTGGTGAACCTGATGTATCCAGATTGCTTGGTCGCAATTATGTGCTGATGTAGTAGCCTAAAGCATAATGCGTCTGTGGTCTAATGGATAAGGCAACAGCCTAATTTTATAAATAGTATATCATGTGCTGATGGTGAAACGGATATCATAAGAGTCTTCTAAACTCCTGTTCCAGGTTCGATTCCTGGTCGGCGCACCACTATAAAGATACTATTATGAAAACATGTAAACATTGCCAACAACAGTTCGCCACAGAAACTTTGCCAAAAGGTTTTATGGCTAATCATTCTAGATGGTGTGATTAGAATCCGAAACGTAAAGATTATGCAGATGCTTTGGCGCATGCAAGATCACATATTACGGAATCTAAGAATCAGTACAGCTATGGTGCAGTTTGCTCAGATGAGACAAAGAAGAAAATTTCAATGTCTAGTATCGGTAAAACGCACACAGATGAGACAAAACAACTTTTACGAGAAAAGGCACTTGCTTCAGATCATAGAAGATTGAAAAAGGGTGTCATTGAATACAAAGGTGTTTTGCTAGATTCTAGTTGGGAATTAGAGTTAGCAAAACGGTTAGATGAACAGAGTATACGTTGGGTTCGCCCAGCTCCACTCAAGTGGATTGATGATTTAGGAGTTACACGGAACTACTTCCCAGACTTCTATTTGTTAGATCATGATATTTTTCTTGATCCAAAAAATCCTCACGCAATAAAGGTTCAGTCTAAAAAGTTAGTATGTTTGAAGAATCAATTTTAGAATATTGTCATTCTAGATTCTTTAGACCAGTGTAAGAATTTTGCGATCTGAATGTGGGTTCGATTCCTGCCAGACGCGCCAGAATAATGTCGCATTGGACTTCTAGTGAGGTCATCACCCTTTCAAGGTGACTAGACGGGAGCATAACCCGTATGCGACTCCAGAGATATTCTCATAGTTTAAAGGAAGAACATGTCCCTTTCAAGGACAAGATGCGGTGTCGGGATCCGCTGAGAATGCCAAATAACAAGAAAGTAGTAAGTGGAGGTGCTGAGCATAAGCGAGCTCAACTGACTGTAAATCAGCCGCATCATCAATAAGCCTGTGTAGGAGCGTTACCTGCCGCCTCCACTTACTACTTTCAAATGAGAAAGCAATGCTGTGCAGTAAGCATAATTGGTACTGCAGCACGCCGTTAACGTGCCTTCCGAAAGGTCTTGTGGGTTCGAGTCCTACCTGCACAGCATTGCTTTTTCTTTTTCATAGGAGTTTCCATGAAAGATTTTGAACAACGCGTGATTGACGTTATGATCCATGAGAAGATGATTCCGAGTGTTGGATTATTTCAAGTAGAAGAAAAACATCTTCATTCATATATCACAATATATGGCGAGATTTTCGGTTAGAAGAATAAAGGTCTTCGCCGGGGTCAAGAATATAAATTTGCAAGAAAATTAGCAGGTAGAACGTTGGTTCGTTTGCTGTATGAACGTGGTTTTTCCTTTAACGAAGTGAAAGCTGGTATGGTTTATATGATAAGTAACCCAGTCTTTCCTTCACATTTTAAAATAGGTATGACAATGGATGTCATTGATAGACTTGAGTCATACCAAACATATGATCCGTTTAGAAGATATAAATTGGAAAAAATACAATTTTGTTTTGGATCGTAGATATAAAGAAAAATTGATTCTTTCTCACCCTGATCTTACTAAAGAGACCGGTGAGTGGGTAAAGAAAGAAAATGCCGAAGATATTTTTCTAAAATTGACAAAATGAGGTTCTAAGGTGTTCACGGACGCATAACGGCTTGTCACGTCGTAGGAGAGGGATCGTTACCCTCTAGAACCGCCAAAAATAATTCTGTGTGTAGCTCAGTCAGGTCAGAGCGCCGGTTTTGGAAGCCGGAGGCCCGAAGGGATCTCAGAGGTTCGAATCCTCTCATGCAGACCACTATATTCCACGGTGGCAGATTGATAATGCAGCGGATTGTCTATCCGTACTATGAGGGTTTGATTCCCTTCCGTGGCGCCAGAGCAAATGAAACTTTAGCTCTAAACTAGAGTTTCCAACGGTTGAAAATGACGATGGGTGTTATCGGAACTTTCAAACTCTCGTACTCAATTACAAGTCTGACGTACGGTTTATTAATGACTTGTACATTACTCTGATGTGTTTAAGGTGTACCTTTTGATTGTAAGCGTGCAGTTAATCAGAGAGACAATCAAACACCCAGTTAGCTCAAAGGCAGAGCAATCGACCGATAATCGATAGACAGAGGATCGTTACCTCTACTGGGTACCATAATTACCTCCGTGTAGCGCAGTTGGTAGCGCACTAGCTTTGGGAGCTTGGGGTCGGGAGTTCGAACCTCTCCACGGAGACCAAAACATCCGCTGTTAGCGTAATTGGTAGGAGGCAACTGATTCAAACTCAGTACAGTGTGGGTTCGAATCCCTCACAGCGGACCAAGAATTTAAGCGAGGGTGGCGGAATCGGTAGACGCAGCAGGCTTAAACCCTGCCGAACTGAATGGTTCATACGGGTTCGAATCCCGTCTCTCGCACCACGTTCATGGGTAGTAAATGGAGAGTATTTGGGGTCGATTCAAGTCAGAGGCACCAACCTGTAGATGGATCGTAACCATCACGCAGGACCACAATTTTGCTGAAGTAGTTTAACTGGAAAAATCATCCCTTGGTATGGGATAGTTATGGGGTCAGTTCCCATCTTCAGCTCCAGTTTGGATCTTTTGTGTAGCAGGTGCGCGCGCTAGCCTGAAAAGCTAGAGGACTCGGGTCGGTACCGAGAGGATCCACCATAAATAGAATAATGCAGGTAAGGTGTTTACGGATACACGCTAGTCTTCCAAACTTGAATAGACCGGATCGTTACCGGCTACCTGCTCCAATTTTGCCCTTATAGCTCAGCCGGAAGAGCAGCTCCCTTGTAAGGAGAAGGTCCGGGGTTCGATTCCTCGTGGGGGCACCATTTAATGACTGATGGAAAGACATCTATGGTTCATGATTGATTCTGTAAACGATAAAGGGGTTGAACCGCGTTCCCTTTATGCTGGACGATACGTGACCGGCAAGAATTATTGCGGCGTGGAGAAGTAGTATCTCGTCAGCCTCATAAGCTGAAGGTCGTCTGTGCGATTCAGACCGTTCGCAACCATTTTGAAGATAGGAATAACGATTGGAAGTGTCCGCTTAAGTGTCGAACTCCAATTGCCTATCTGATTACCTAATGACTGTATGGATCTTTGGATCCGTGAAGTGAAAAGAAATGTGTGAGTCACGGCGGGGCAGTACCGCCCAGCTCCACCAAAAAGGAATTTTATGAATAACTTGATAGACAAAGGCACACACTACGAGATTGAAAATTATTCTCCTATCGTGTCTGTTGATGGGAATGGTGATGTTTCTGGTGTTATATTTTGTCCATATATTCCGAAGTTTCTTGTTGATGGGGCTGAACTAGATTCGAACTCGCAATGAGTATGGACACGGACAGTTTGGCAACGCAGAAGCCAGGCACATGCCAAAGGGTTGGGATATCCCGGCCGAAGAAGCAAACAAAAGTAAAGGCAAACGCTGATACATACCTGATGGCGGCTTGATCGCCCAGTGAGGATTCCTTGGGTGTTCCTTATCACCAAAACACCCATCATAATTTGGGGTATTTCATGATTTTTTATTTTGACGATGCACATGTTCATCAGATTCCGATGTTCAGTGATTATTGGTTTTGTCAGTATAGAAGGAAATACTCGTCTTTCATTGCAGATGCAATTAGAGAAAAAAGAAAATTTAGTATTATTGGAGAGTGAACCTGCCCGGGCGCAGGCGCTGTTTGCTAAACAGTTGGTGTCAGTGATGGCATTCCGGTCGGGACGGACTCTCTCCTCCACTGTGTAATTGGGGGTTTTAACTATGTATAAAATTGCAGGACATGTGAAGTATCCATATGGTGTTATAAGTCCAAATGATCCATCCCAATTGGGTTTAGGATATAATACTTTAGAAGAAGCAGTTCTTCATAGAGATCATATGAATACGTTGATCTGTACTTATGGGACTGATAAAAATGTGTGGAATTATGATCACTGGAAAGACAAACCTGAACCGTATATAGTTTTCACTGCAGACTGATCATCTGTAGTAAAACAGGGGAGTAATTAACCCCTGAGTCCGTAGTGATGGAATGGTAGACATAGGCCCATTGCTGGGCCGGTGGAAATAAAACCCACGTGCAGGTTCGAGTCCTGCCTACAATGGACTAAATAATCATAGATTCTAGGGTGTGATAGCAGCACGATTCCCTCATAAGGAATAGGACTCCGAGCGTAACGGATAGAATCTACCAAATAAAATGCGCTGTGAATCTTAAAGTACGATACCTGGCTTTGACCCAGGGTAAGGTGGGGCGGTACCACCACGGCGTTCCAAATTTGCCTCGTTAGCTCAGCGGTAGAGCAGCGCCCTTACAAGGCGATGGTCGGCAGTTCAATCCTGTCACGAGGTACCAAAATATGGTGTTTGTAGTGTAAAGGTTTAGCACCTCAGTCTGTGAAACTGATAGAGCGGGATCGTTACCCGTCAAACACCCCAAAGAAGTTTAAATGCGCAAGTAGTGCAATTGGTAGGAGACAGCGGTTTTAGATGCCGAACAGTGTGGGTTCGAATCCCACCTTGCGCACCAAATAATATACCTTCGTGGCGCAAATGGTAGACGCGAACGATCGAGAGTCGTTAGAGTGAGGATTCGACTTCCTCCGAAGGTACCAATAGTAATGAGCAGTTGGTCTAGATAGATGGGCCTCTGATTGCAACCCAGAAGAGATCCGAGCGTTACGGATACTGCTCTCCACAGACAATGGAAGATTAACAGGGCAAGCGTACCTGGACCGCCTTGAAAGCGGATCGACTCAGAAATGGGTTGGCGTGCAAGTCGTCAGTCTTCCTCCAAAATTCGCCAAATGTGTACGGCGTTTTCAATGCACCTAGGATGTGTTGATAGCTAAATGATGAATCACGCGAGTCTCTAACGAGGCATGGTTGCGAATTCTACAACTCTTCGCCGGATTATCAGACTAAATCCGGCACAAATTCATAGGTAGTTCTTCTAATTGGCAAGATCCCAGACTCCAAATCTGGATGTAATGAGAGTTCGAGTCTCTCGCTGCCTGCCACCTCAAAATAGACACTAGATTTCATCCGCGCTTAGTTCAACGGATAGAACACTTGGCTACGAACCAAGAAATAGGGATTCGATTTCTCTAGTGCGGTCCATCTCTATGGAGAGTAACCCAGGGCAGCCCCTGGCATACACTGGAAATGTACTGGTCTCGGAAACGGGATTCGTGGCGGCAACGATGCTCTCCTCCATCTACTTTATTATGAAGCTTTTATTCATTCCTGTGTTATAATACCTCTATCAACAAAACATTGAGTGACGGTAAACACTATGGAACAGATTGATCTCTACAAATTCACTGTCTTCTATTCAGACGACTACTGTGATGTTATCGCTGAAGATGAGGATCATGCAGTAGAGAAGTTCACTCGTTGGTATCCAGATACTCCGATCTCATCCGTCGAATTTCGCGGTCAAGTATATTGATCTCTGTGATATAATACAACCATGATCAAACAAAATCGCTTTCAAACTCTGGATGAAGCCCTTGATTCAGAGGGATTGCTAGAGACATGGGATCTCTCTGTAAGAGAGATCCTCCACGGTCGGACATTCAGTTACACATATGAAGATGGATCTAAGTACGGTTACTATGTCTCGGTTCATCGGTTCGAAGATGGCTCTTATGAGCGCCCAGTACACTACAAACGCTAATTGAAGGAGTTTCAAAATGCCTTGCTTGTCTTATGATTATGACCGTACAGCCCCGTCCATTGAATATGCGCAACTTGAACAATTGAAGCTTGACAAAGCCAATCTTGAAGCAGCTCTCTGTGCTGCACTCTCATTTATTGAGAAGTCTGGAAGGACAGAAAACTTCATTGCCGCTACTGATTGGAAAGAAGCTGGTGTCACTCCTGCTCAGGTTCAATCTTGGTGGGAAGACCATAAGAAGAAAGACCAGGTTCGCCGCGAGAAAGAGGCCAAAGCTAAAGCCGAGGAAGAAAAACGACTGCTCGATATTGCTACAAAGGTTGAAAAACTTAAAGCAAAGACTTGGTCGGAATTGACTAAGGCTGAAATCAAATTCCTGTCTACTCACTCGAAGAAGTAAAATCATGCAAGACAAGATTGACGAATTGATCTCCAAAGCAACAATTTCTGAAGATACTTACCCTCCTGGGTGTAATGGCTACCCACAAACTTCTATGTATTTTGACAAACGTAAGTTTGCAGAGCTGATCATCAAAGAATGTGTGGAGTTGATGAAAGAGAGTCAAGCTGAATGTAAAGAAAGTGGGTATTGGTATTATGATTCGACGGAGTATTATGAACGATGTCGCGCTCAAGCAGATGCATTCGAGTCTGCCGCTTATTCAATCGAATATCATTTCGGAGTTAAATCATGAACCTCGGTGAATTGAAAGCAATCGTTGATACCTGGACAGACGAAGATTTCGTCTTCAAGTGTCAGTCTTTCCACACTCCGCATTCATATCGCGGATGGCATATTTTACTTGCATTTGAATACTGTGATTCTCCATTGACTGTCGCTGCTATTAAGCAGTCTGTATGTAGAGCGTACATGGAGGTTTTTACCGGGCAGAAGGTAGTAGAGTACGTTTATGATGATTTGACTCCTGTGCATCTATCTCGTCAAGCTTATCCTGACAACAAAGAAGGCCACCGTTTCACTGAATTAGTTTTTGCTATGGACCGCGAATACCGTAACTTTTATTCAGAAGTGTGTTATAATACACCTATGCAAACAAACACTGAAACCAAAATGGCTACCAAACGTAAAACTGCTGCTGAAAAACGTGCCGAAGCTGAAGCACTGCGTTCTAATGAACACCAATTGGAAGATGCAAGGAACCTTGCATTAGCAAGGTTCCTTGCTACATATCAGACCAGGTTGCTTACATTGGTACATTCTTATGTTTCAGAACTCTATCACGCTATGGAAGCTGTTGGATCATCTGAATATAAAGCTTTCGAGTTCAAAACTTCTCGATATTGCGATGTCCGACTGCCATTTGATATGGAGCATGATACGAGGACTGTAACTCAACTCCGTGAAGACATGGAAGAAGCAGAACGTTTCTTGGAAACTACTCGTGAAGCAGAACGCAAAGAACGTGAACGTCTTGAAAAGAAATCTGTCGCTCTTGCTAAGTTGACCGAAGAAGAACGTGAGCTGTTGGGACTGTAATATGTTGTTTGCAAAAGTTACTAATCCAAATGCTGGGTATGATCGCGATAAAGAACTTGTAAAGAATCTGAATCACGATGTCTACTATGAAGTTGACCGTATTGCAATGGGACAGAGTCACACTTCTGTGAAATTGAAAGACTTCCCGGATTGGTTGAATTCTGTTAACCTGTCGTTCTACAAGAATTATGGTGACGATGAATACACTTACCATTCAATCTTCGGCGATCCAACCTACAACCCATACCTCTGATCACCATGGAAAAGAACGCTAAAAATTTTGCTATCTGGGCTGCTTTGCACTCCGGTTCATGTGTATTCTTTTGTGATGAGCCTAGCTTCTATGGTGGTGTAGATAATTTTGATAGGAAACAGTATCTTGCCTTCTGTGTGAAGTACGATATCAAGTCTGATATCTACTATTACTATGAACCGACTACTAATGAATCCATTCTGAAGCAGATTCTCTCGATCGGTATTGACTACGATCAAACCAAAGCATTTGAATCTGAAGAAGTGTCAATCTTCACTGGTACTTTCCATGACCCGGAGCATGAGGATATCGTCAAAGGTACCTTGGTGTTGAAGGATGGTCAACGGGTCAATATGTTTGCCCGTTGTAAGATTGACGAAGAAGTTTTCAATAAGATGCAAATTTTCAATCAATTCTTCCAGGTGTGATTTAATAGTTAAATAACAACATCGCGACGTTAGCATAGAGGTAGTGCTGAGAAATAGAAATTAAAGTGCAGCGTTAACTCAGTTGGCCGAGAGTAGCAGACTCATAATCTGCCGGAGAAATCCCACCGTTGGTTCGAATCCAACACGCTGTACCATTCAGATCTTTCATCTCTTTTTGCTTAATGACTCTAAGATTCTTCTTGTGAAAATTGATCATCGAATCCCATTTTGCTTTATCTCTTTCAGTTTCATATCCTTTGATTTCAACCCATTGGTCTAAATGCGGAAGATAAAAATCTGGAAAGTAAGTTCTAGAACCATTCCACTCGTACGAAAATCCAGTATTAGGTTGTTGAATTTCAATGTTGTTTGATAGACAAAACTCTACAAAAGTTTGTTCCCATTTCCCAAGAACCGTAAATCCATTTGAGCAAGTTAATGATTTGACTCTACCTCTATTGTAACCGCCTGCATAAGAATCAGGATTTTCTTTCACTGCTCGTTGCATTCCTTTTGCTATAGAATCTTTGTGTTTTTGCTATAATGGTTTATTTCTTCTGCATTCATAAGAACAAAATCTAACCTTCTTGTTTTTATTTGAAAATTTTGTATTGCAATATTCGCATGTTTTGATTATAGGACCTTTACATCTTATTTCATGTTGCGTGAGCGAATTATGATTTTCACAGAATTTGTCACACTTGATACAATTTGATCGTATTTTAAGGTCTTCATATTCTTCTGATCTCACAAATGGTTTTCCACATGAAGAATCTATGTGTCTTTGAAAATTATTTTTAGAAATTTCTTTTTTGCAGTCTAAGCAAGAAGCAGAAAGTCTTTTATAGGTCATGATTGTTACCTTGATATATACTAATGATGGGACAGCACGGTTGTTACCTTACTGTGTTGATCATTATTACCAGTAATGATCTAACCATCTATTTATAAGAAATGCACTTTGAAAAGGTTTATTTCTTATGACAATGATGTTATAATTAACTATTGGTTCGAGTCCAACACGTCGCACCAAATAAAACATGCAAGAATTTTTCAGTACACCTATTCTCACTAAAGAGATGACAAACTTCCAAGAAGAGAAGTCTCATGTCATCGGATGGTTGATGAATGACAGGAACTATATCACTTCCGGGAAGAAGAATGGTCTTTTGATCACAGATGCAAACTTGCACAAGAATCCAAAGTTCAAAGCAATTACGGATTTCATGCGCAAGAATGTCTGGCAGATGATGTTTAAGATGGGATATCATCCAGATTTTATCATCACCAGTATGTGGGCAACAAAGCAAGAGTTTGGAGCGTATCATCACTTGCACTGCCATAAGAATGCATTCCTCGGTTCTGCTATGTATATTCATGCAGATTCAGCCACAGATGGGACGACGTTCATGAACCCTCTTGCTTCTATGTGGCAAATGGAACCCAAGTACAGTGCAATGGTGCAGCCGTATGTAGAACCATCTGTGACAATGCCTTTCGATGAAGGTACGGCACATGTGTTTCCGGGTTGGTTGCAGCACTACACTGCTCCCAATCGTTCTAATTGCCGTATTGTCATTGCTATGAATGTCATGCCAGTAGGAAAAACTAACCGAGATCACTACGACCGGTATGAGTTTCCTTCAGATATGAATTTGTTGGATATTGAAAAAGAAGTGTTTACTTCACACTACACTGATGTATAATTGACAAATGAATGAAGAATTTTTGATTTTGATTAAAGAATGAAAGGTGAATTGAATATGACTACTATCTCTATTACTCGTGCTTTGGCTGAACTGAAGCGTATTGACGACCGCGTTGCTCGTCTTATCACCGAGAGTGTCTTCGTTGGCACCGTTGCTGGTAAGGGTGACAAAGCAAAGATGTTGACTGGGAATGAGACCCCATTCCAGGCATCTGCTAAAATGCAATCCGCTCTGGATAAAATTCAGAACGAAATTGCGACTCGTGCCAAACTTAAGGCAGCTATCGTTGCTTCCAATGCTACTACCGAGATCACTCTCGGTAACAAGATCATGACTGTAGCCGTGGCTATTGAATTGAAGAAGTCCATTCAGTTGAAAGAACAGTTGAAGACTCAGATGCAACGTCAGTTGATCCAAGCCAACAGCATCGTCAAGCAACAGAATGACAAGTTGGAGACTCAGATCGAACAGAATCTGGCTACCATCTACGGCAGTGACAAATCAAAGATAGATGCTTCTACGTTCGACATGGTTGCAAAGCCACAACGTGAAGCCAAGGAAGCATCTCTGTTGGATCCACTGAAGATCGCAGAGAAGATTGAAGAACTGACTGAGGAAATTTCTCAGGTTGACACAGAACTTGACTTCCTGTTGAGTGAAAGCAATGCGCGAACACTGATCGAAGTCTGATGCATATATAAACATATTCTCTGATTTACTACGACGAACACAGACAGAAGGGCCATTCTCTGATCTAAAGAATCAAAACATAGATCACATACTTTATAAAAGTAATTTGCACTGTTTAATGCAAAACAATCAATGGAAAGTCCCTTGTGGCAATTCAAAGATCAAAGCTTAAAGGTCAACTTTTAAAGTATAAAGTTCAACGATCAATTGGTCAAAGAACAAAGTTTAGCCGGTGAAGGTCGAAAGGCTGAAGGCAATTTAAAGGTCTTCAAATCCTGAGTATGGTTTATGAAGTGGAGTCCACTTCGTTTGTGTACCACAGGCTGTCGTAAGTAAATCGGAGAATTCTAACACCAGTGTACTTCATTGTGCTTTAGTGTTAGAATTCTCTAATGGAAGGTAAACCAGACAGGCGATGCTGGAAGGGACTCTAAATCCCATTGTCCCTTGACGGGGATTCGGTTCGACTCCGATGCCTTCCTCCACTAATATAGATGATCTGTTAACCAATTAGGTGATATAGATGAGTGATCCAGAAACGAAGCTAAGCCGTTCTAAGCGAATATCCAAGACCAAATCAAAGGGTATCAAACGCCACAAAATTGCTACTAAAGTTACATATTGGTTTGAACCACCTCCTCTTACTAACAAATTCTCTGATAGAGCATGGTATGTAAATTGCGGCAACTCTAATTGTATGTTGTGTGGCAATCCAAGAAAATACTTTGGTGTGAAGACTCTGCATGAACAATCAGCAGAGGAACTAGAGAAGATCAGTCAGTATCTTGACTTGCTTAGTTCTGATGATGACTGACCTATGTGTGTAAAATATCTTATGTGCAAATTTAAAACTGAAATGGTGAACAAATGAGTATTTCCGAAAGCCGTGGCCCAACTGTTGATCTTGAAAAATGTGTGGAGCAATCCGGCAATCGCTACAAGTTGGTGATTGAAGCAGCCGCTTTAGCTCGAGACATCAAGCGTAAGAATCGTCATTCCCCTTACCGAGATCACCAGTTCCCTCAAATTACTTCACTAAAGATGATTGAAGAAGGTAAAGTAAAGTAAGCTTTTATTCTGTGTTGTGTTATAATAAACACATCGAAACACAACAGGTGATCAAATGGCTAAATTTACAATGGCTAGCGTTAAGTCTTTTGAGGTGATGGTATGATCAAACCTTTCACCGAATGCCAACAACGTCAGTACAAAGAGGCTGGATATGATTGGTATGTATCTTACAAAGAGTGGAAAGAAGAATTTGGTGACTACATCCGCGCCGGGTTTCCTACTACTAAAGATGCATTGAGATTTCATCTTGATGAGATCAAATCTCGCGACACCGTTCAACTGGACTTATTCCCTCTATGACTTCTCAGATCATCAAACATCACGAGACAGATCCTTGCTACGCGCTTCTGTTCTCGCCCGACTCACAAGAATACTGGATCGGAGAATACAATCCATTCTGTACACACCAGACACCTGAACCACCTTATATCTGGTGTGCTGGCAATTGGACTTCACTCGATGAAGCAACTCTTTCACTAACCCTTTGGACCTACTAATTTCTATCATGCGCAAATCTGACTCCGAGTACTCTGACTTCACTCCTACTCGTGTATCAAGCAAAACATTCCGTGAAAAACCTCGCAAAGAGGGTGAGCAATATTCCCGGAATGAAAAGAAGAAAGACTTTCAACGTCAACAGGCCCAACGCAAACGGGATATTTGAAATGACTGAACCTACACGGTGGACAAGATTTAAGTGCTGGTTGTTCCATGGTCATAAGTGGGACAAGACAGATTCATCCAAGATGATGTCTCGAACTATGAACCGTTGCTTGATTTGTGGTGCTTATGAAGCAGGCCCAGATTGATTTCAAATTGAGCTTTTATTCATTCTTGTGATATAATAGACACATGGACAAAGGATGCATTATGAAAAAAGGTGAACTGCTCTCCACTGCAATTCTGATTGCAACTAACGCTCATGCAGGTCAATTTGACAAAGGTGGTAAACCTTACATTTTTCACCCACTGCGCGTGACTTCCTTTCTCAAAGAAGATGATGAGGAACTTCAATGTATTGCTGTGCTGCATGATGTTGTGGAAGATACCAAAACGACATGGAAAGATCTGATTGAGTCAGGTATGACTCCTCGCATTATTGATGCTCTCAAACTTCTGACAAAACTTCCAGGGCAGACTCTGGAAGAGTACAAAGAAGGTGTCTTTAGTTCTGTGGACGCTATGAAGGTCAAGAAGTGCGATTTGCGTCATAACTCTGACATCCGCCGACTGAAGGGTGTGACCCAAAAAGATTTTGAAAGAATGGCAAAGTATCAAATCTTTTTCTATGAAATTGAGTCACGTCTGCAAGATTTGTGATATAATAGACACATGAACGAAAACACATCAACACCTCTTATTGCCACAGTGCTTCTTGGCTTGGTGACTGCTGGATTACTAATTCAGGTGTCTGTCAATCAAAAACAGACAGAGAATAATCTGAATGAAGTCTCTGGTAGAATCAAAGAACTTGAGTCTGAAGTTCGGCAGCTCAAGGAGAAGAAACAAGTCAAACGTCCCACTGATATTCAGTTGATCAATACTAAGAAAAAGGTTAAACTGACTCAGAAGGAACGTGAATGTCTCGCTCGAAATGTGTTCTTTGAGGCGGGAATTGAATCTCATGTAGGTAAGATTGCTGTGGCTCAGGCTACGTTGAATCGTGTACAACACCCAACTCGTTGGAAATCTGATGTCTGTGCAGTTGTTTATCAGAAGGCACAGTTCTCTTGGACTCTCGAGAAAAAGAAACGTCAAGAGAAACCAACTGGCGAACTCTGGACAAAGACACTGAAGGCAGTAGCAGATGTTGAAAATGGTGTGCGCATCAAAGGCCTGGATGCTGCTACCTTCTATCACACTGATTGGATTCGTCAGCCAAAGTGGGCTTGTGATTCAAAGAAAATCATGAAGGTCGGCCAACATATTTTTTACAAGGATGATTTGAAGGTATGATCAAACAGTTCTTTACATATCTTGATGAAGCTTCCAATAACTGGTCTTCAGAGTATTCAGATGTTGAGTCACTGATAGCGAAACTGACTATTCTTTCTTTAGCAGGAATTTCCTTGGGGTTGAGTATATTTGCAATCGGTTTTGCTATTGCAATATTTGGTTTCTATTCTGTGACAGTTTTGATTATTGGCCCGATTCTCTATAGTTTCTTCAAATTTTTGAAAGTTCGTAAAAATGCTTAAGTTTATGGGTCGTAGTATTTGGTACTATGTCAAACGACCACTGTTCACACTAGGTCTCATCCTTGCAGAACCGCACATCCGCCTGTATTCCATCTTTGTGATGGACTTAATTGAATCTGATATGATAGAGTACAAACCGTGGTCGCATATGCATGACTGGCGGCGATGGTATATTCGTGGGACAAATGAAGAAATCACGAAAAGCAACACTATCGTTTATATCAATAGTCTTCTTCGGTCTAAAGAAACAAAGATTACACAATCTGAAGCTATTACTGAAGTAAAAAGCAAGATTCAAAAACATATGTCTGGACTAAAATGATCAAACTTTTCTTTGCCCCTGTTTTACTTGCTGCTCTTCTTTATCTGTTCTATAGCTTCTATAGCTTCTCTTCTCCGGAAGAAAAGTCCTCTTATGTGAAAGGTGCTTTCAAGGGAATCATCTTCTTGTCTCTGGCTATTTTCCTGTTGTCCGTATTCGTTATTCTGTTCTAATTGGAGTTTTTCATGATCAAATCTATTTTCAAAATTTCTGCTATCGCTCTTGCTACTGTTATGATGACTGGTTGCATGACTCGGATTGAAACCGGCTCGGTTGGTGTTCGGATCAACGCCAGTAAAGAGATCCAAGGTGGCGAGCTGATGCCAGGCACGTGGAATCAAACTGTAGTGGGTGGCGTGATGATTTTCCCTGTGAAGGATATCGCTATCAATTTGGAGAATAAAACTCCAATGACATCTGAGAACACTGCTTTGGCTGACTTCGATATTACCGTTGTCTATGCCATCAATCCATCATCTGTTGCAGAGTTGTATAGCACAAAGTCCAAGTCTTTCCACGCTACGGAGCAAGATGGTGATATGTTGCTGATGTACAATTACATGTCGACTTTGGTTAACAACGCAGCTTATAAGGTTGTGCGCAATTACACTAACCTGCAAGCAGCAGACAATCGACAGAAGATTGAAGAAGAAATCCGACATGTTGTCACCGAGCAATTGAAGACTGAGAAGTTGGATTCTGCTCTGACTCTGAACGTAGTCCAAGTCCGTAACATTCTCCCCAACTCTGCTATTTTGCAATCTGCTACTGATCTGGTTGCATCTCAAAATGCACTGAAGGTAAAAGAGAATGAAATTAAGATTGCTGAAGCAGAAGCACGGCGCATGCAAATGTTGACATCAAACGCTGGTCAGTCTATCGCTTACATGAATGCTCAGGCATTGACTATGATCGCTGAAGGTGTGAAGGCAGGAAAAGTGCAGTCAGTTGTTATCCCATACGACTTTAAAGGTATTGTGAATGTCAAGTGATGTAACAGTTTTCAGTGATGAGAAGGTAGAACACTTCCGGAAAGTGGAAGTGTATATTCATGGGTATCGATTGGAAAGAACTTGCTACGCATGTCCTGAACAATATGATGTCTATGATCAGAAAGGCACTCAGTGTGCTTACATCCGATTGCGGCACGGTTCGTTGAGGATAGATGTTCCGGATGTTGGGCATACTATCTTTTCTACCGATCGAGTTCATGGAGATGGTATTTTTGATGATGATGAACGTTTCAAGAAATTGAACGAGTGTATCGAAAAGATGATTGAATGGTATATGAACACACCATGGGTTCAGCCAGATTTTTAACAGAGCAACATTAGTAAACTAAAGGAAATAAAATGCAAGCAAAACAAAAAGGTGATTCTCAGACTCCACGCAAAGCCCGTGTGACCGGTCCAACATGGAAGATGCCAAACACCGTCAAAGCACTTCTGGCCACTTATGTGGATCCTCACATGCGCGGGCATGTTAAGCGCATGTTCATTGATGCATGGGATACTCAACAGCGCCACTTGGCTGAAATGGCTAAGAAACGAGAAAAGAATAAACCAGAGGTGTGACTTTTATTGAGTTCTGTGGTATAATATAAACATCGGACAAATGTTGTCCGATGTAACAACCTTCTATATCATGTTCAAAATCGTATTCCCCGCAACCGTTGTTGGTATTCTTTTGTGGGTTTCTTGTGTCATCGCGGCGATTTATGGCTACATTTCCAACATCATCAAGATTGTTGGTATGTTTGGTCAGGATCTCAACTCAGTCGCAGTTGAATTGATCATTCGTGGCATTGGTGTGTTTGTTGCACCTCTAGGTGCTGTTGCTGGTTACTTCTAAGGCAAAAATGATCGCTGTGCTTTTTATCTTGCTTGTTTGGGCTTGTGTCTGTGTTATTTGGTTCAATACCAAAGACTTCTATCAAGGTGATCGCTGGTGGGACTTCCCAATGAACGTGACATGTTTTATTGTCATGATCATCTGGTATTTCTTCGCAGATTTGTTTTCGAAATGGAGCAATGAAAATGACCGAACAAAATAAAGATCCACACTGGATTCTTCTGATTATGTTCACTGAGCGAATCGCTAGAGCAATTGAACAAGATTGGAAAACCGATGAAAAGTTGTCAGTCGGTTTGATTGTTGTCATCTTGGGGTTTACTTACATCCAAGCAATCTTTGCTCTGATCAAATTCATCTGGAAGTTATTTGTATGACGCAAGAAAACACCATCTTGGTCAGTGTAAATTATTCTACTGAAGGGCACTATACCGAATCTTTTCGAGTTGGGTATGATCCTCGCAATGGATTGGCATTGTTTTTGATGATGAATTGTTTCGAACAATCAACATTCGTTACTTCTTATAGTGTCTATGACGCAAATGGGAAGCGTGATGGTGAATTCGATGAACATGAATACCCAAAAAGGCAATAAAATGACGCAAGCAACTCTGCTGAAGGCACCTGAATACGTCCACCCATGTGAGTTGGAACTGACAACAATCTTCATGGCAGGCTCAATTGAGATGGGTAAAGCTGTTGATTGGCAGACTGAGTTGTTCAATCGCACCAGTGATCTTCCGATTCGCTACTTGAATCCACGCCGCGATGATTGGGATTCTTCTTGGAAACAGGAAATCGATAACCCACAGTTCAATGACCAAGTCACATGGGAATTGAATGGGTTGATGAAACTTTCTGAATACCAGATTTTCGTCTTTGATCCTGCTACAATTTCACCAATCACATTGTTGGAACTTGGTTTGGTTGCACCCGATGGAGGAGTGATTGGCGTCGTCTGTCCTACTGGATATTTCCGAAAAGGAAATGTGGACATTGTTTGCAAATTCTATAAAGTTCCGGTGGTTGAAACGATTGCAGAATTGGAACAGTTGATTCGGAATAAGCTGAAATGATGAAAATTCTTGATAAATTTGACCCTTATGCAATGGTAGCCCCTAAAACGCCGGAAGACATTACTTTGCTTCTCCAGGAAGCATTGAATGTTGCCAACGACATCGATGATATTTTGAGTCAGGTAGCAAAAGACTGTCAGAAAGATATTGATTCTCTATGAAAATCACACTTACTTCCAAAGAAGCACAACAGATCATCCGCGATTATTACAGCTACGATTCTGATGTCCAGATTGAAATTGAAAATGATGACACCGAACAATCAGTATACGACATTGTGACTAATGCCCAATCACAGATTCGATCTGAAGAAGTTTGGTATGAAAATATCAAGACCACAAAGGGAATGCCTGATGTTTTAATGAGAAGTATTCATACTAAAACAAAAATCACCGTTGAACTCAATGATGGTGCTCGGTCGATTGGGTTTCCATATGAATGGAATCTGATGTGGAATAGTTTTCGCAGTGATGGATTGTTCATTAAGAAATGGAAATACGGATGGCACTGAATACCACCAATGCTCTCTGGAAAATGGCGTACGATGGACTATCAGCAGAAATTTCTTCTAAACGCGAAGAACTAAGAAAAGCTGAAAAGTTATTAGCTGACTTGCTGGATGGTTGTCCGCATACAGAGTTAGCCAATAAAGAACACTACTTTCCCGGTTCATACAACGACAAAGCTTACACTGAAAGATGGAACCAATGTGTCTGCTGTGAAAAGAGATTCAATCAAACATACAAAGAGCATGGATATTATGGCTGACTTGAAATTGTATATCGCTGTTCTAGATGAAGTTCCAGACTACATGGTTCCGACGCTAGTCGCGCATTCCGTCCTGAATGCTCATATGAAGTTCGCCGAAACTTTTTATGATGACATCTACAATGATCGTGGACACCCAGTCTATATGGATTGGTTGATCAATTCATTCAAGAAGGTTACTCTTCGGGTCAATCGAAAAGAGTTTGACAAGATTGCAGCACTTGACGATGTTCATCTTGGACATGAGAATAAGACTCTTGATGGACAACCATCCTGCATCGTGGTGTGTCCTAGGATCGAGATTCCAAACGTCCTGAAGTTTGCAAAAATGTGGGCTCCAAAGCAAGATTCAACATAAAAGTTTCTTTTATCGAAATCAGTGTTATAATACCAACATGGAAACAAACTTAGGAATTAAGATGAAAGACAGAGTTATCTCTGAGGTGTTGTTGTTCAATGATGTATTACACATCAGGTTTGAAGACGGTTCGGGTCTGAATTTCACTGATGCTGGCCAGTCTTGTTGCGAACACCGTTACATGTCTAATGATGGTGATGATCTGAAAGAATATATCGGGGCTCGTTACATCAGACATGAAGTAATAGATGCTCCAGATGCTCCAGATGCTGAGTACGGTTGTCATGAAGTTCAGTTCCTGGAAATCATGACTTCTGTTGGTCCAATCACACTGTCTATGCATAACGAGCATAATGGCTACTATGGTGGTTTTTGTCTGAACGTTTCCGAAGTACCTTTTACATCTAACGATTGAAATTTTTATTATGTCTATCTATCTTTCTTCTGGTACTCGTGTCAATATTGCAGATGAGACAGATCTGCAAGTATCATCTACTTTGCCAGTTGCAAATTATATCGTCCAGGTGACACCATCAGGCGACTTCTACTTGAAGCGTATTGATGCTTTCGAGCAGCCTAAGAAATACTACGGTGATGTAAGACCCCGTTCTGCTCGTATCATCGGCACTTACATGTCTCGTATTAAGTCTACAGGTGTTTTGCTCTCCGGTGTTCCTGGTAGCGGTAAGACACTCTTGGCACGCGAGGTCTGTATTGAGTGCTCTAAGCAAGGCATTTCTACTGTAATCATTAATGAACCGTATACTGGCGATAAGTTCAGTTCCTTCTTGGCTTCCATTGACATGGAATGTGTTATCTTCTTTGATGAGTTTGAAAAGGTGTATAACGAAGAAGATCAAGAAGCAGTGCTGACAATCTTCGACGGTACATACACCCAGAAGAAATTGTTCTTGGTAACTGTGAATAATGTCAACAAACTAGTTGACCCATTCATCAGCCGTCCGGGTCGTTTGTACTACCACTTCAAGTATGATGGTGTTGACCATGATTTTATGGTCGCATATGTCAATGAAAATGTGGTAAACCCCGAGCATCGTGAAGGTTTGATTACTTTGTTGAGTAAACTGTTTGTTGGTGCTTCATTTGATTCGATGAGCTCGCTCGTTGAGGAAATGAACAGATATAATGAGCCTGCCAAAGAAGTCATGAAGTATATGAACGTGCAACCAACATCCGAGATGAAAGCTAGGTTCCGTGTTGAGAGTGATCGGTATAAAACTGTTTCAGTCGTGAATGACACAGTCAATGACCTATTCTCTGATACTGACTATGGTATTCGAATCGCTGCTGATGAATTGGTAGATAAGGATAGCGACTTCAAAGAATCTGTGGCCGAGTGGGAATACTTTGATGTTCAAAAGACATTGAAGTCCTTTGATAAAGAAACTGGTATTGCATATTTTGAAGTTGATTCTTACACGTTCGGTAAGCTAAAGATCGAAGCATGGCAAGAAGTTCAGAAAGTCTTTAACGTAATGGGGGCCTTTTGAGGTACGGTAGAATGAAAAAACTTGATCAAAGCAAATTCCTGAAGTACTTTACATCTTCTGTCATCAATATTGAAGTTGTTCTAAAGCACTATCCTACTGCCAAATACGTCGGTCAGTTCCCTCTTCGTGATAATCGAGGTGAGTTTACTGATTTTCATGCGGAAGTGTTCTATGAACCAAATCCCAAGACCGAACTTGGGCACAGTAATTACTTTGCTGTTTATCCGCGTGACGGCGTTGCTTATATCACAGGTGCATCTCATGTAGAGAAGTTGCTTCTGGCCGTCTATGAAGACAAAGAAGGTGACTTGATCTACTCTCGTTTCCAACATGACTTCCGGTCGTTTGAATCCAAGACTGGAAAGATCATGATCGATGGCGGCTGGTGGATGCCGGTGACAGATACCGGTATGTTCAGCATGGCCGGCCGTACACTCTGGGATGGAGATTCTTTTCCAAGAGGTAAATCTGTGATCATACGTGAAGGTGAATTTTATGAAATGGAAGAAGGAGAAGTATTGTGAGAAATGCTAAAGACGAATTGAATAAAGTAATTTCTGGCCGATATTCGAATGTTAAGTGCGCAAGTATCAAACATGGCCCGGACTTCGGCGATGTTACCCAGGCACAAATAGAGTTGAAAGAAGGTTATTCTGATGCTGAATTGGATGCATTCTTGGATTCTCTAGACTTCGAGTATGAGAACGGCTATGGCTGTCAGGAATTGTTCGGCACAGTTTGGCTTAATGATGGTACTTGGCTGGAACGAGGTGAATATGATGGGTCTGAGTGGTGGGAGCACAGAGTCTGCCCTGAGATCCCAGAAACCTTGAAAATGAAACAACAACTTGAATTGGATATGTAAAATGAATGTAGTATGTTTGAAAATGAGTAATGGTGATGAACTTATCGGTCGAAAGGTGACGCGATTCTCCGGTGGGCATACTTATAGTCATGTCATGCAGGTTTTTGTTCAACAGGGCCCTGATGGTAGAATGGGGATGGGAATGATGCCATATATGCACACAATCAAAGGAGATGAGATCTTGCTTAATTCTGATCACATCATCGCCGTTGGTGATGTTGATACAGACATCGAGAAGAACTACCTGCAGCGAACCAGTGGCATTGCTTTGAGCTAAACAAGCTTTTATTCAGTTCCGTGGTATAATACATCCATGAACAAATACACTGAATCCCAACTTGATGATCTGATGTACTCTTCCGAATATGCTGAGTACATCATGAAACACGGTGATCGCCCTTGCTTCAATGGTGAAATGCTCACAGAATTGCAAGAAGAAGGTTACCTCTTCGAAGAATTCATTGCTCAATTGAAAGACTGAAATGGCTACTCGTAAAACTATCACCATCAGTTTGTTGCCCGTGCCTTTTGTTACCATCCCTCTTTGGGTGGCTGGTATTGTGATCGCAAATGGTTTCTGGTCAACTCTGTTCGCTGTGATCATTCCTCTCTGGGCGTGGTATGTTGCAATTGAAAAAATGCTGATGCACTTTGGAGTAATCTGATGAAAATACCACTCAAACGAGATCCATCCGCTTACCTTCAAGTGTCTCCCGACTTGAAGGTAGTTTCCCTATTCAGAACTTACGATAATGGCTCCGAATCACACATTCGGAACCTGGATGAATTTGAGACAGACTACGTAACGTCCACCATCATTGCACTGACATCACAGATGCAAGAATTCTTCAAGAAATGATTTATCTTCTAATTCTGTTACTCTATACAGTCTTTAGTGTATATTGGTTTATTTCTCGTCTCGGCGACAAGAATGGACCAGAACCTTGGTATGATCGGATTTTTCTGTTTCCGGTAGGTCTTCTAGTATCCGTTTATGTATTATGTCGAAAACTTCTAAAATCTTTGAGCTGAGTGCTCCATACAACAACCAGTACCAAGGTAATGCCACTCGGTTGTTGTTTGTATGTTCTGTTGGTATGCTTCGTTCACCAACTGCGGCAGATGTGGCTACTGGGATGGGCTTCAATACTCGTTCTTGTGGTACTGATCCAGTAGCACTGATTCCATTGTCTGCCAACTTGATTATGTGGGCAGACAAGATCGTTTTCATGAACCGTGAGAACTACGAGCAGGCGATGCACACATTCCGAAATACTGGGTATGAAGAAGACATCGAAGCGAAGAAGGAATTCATTCACGTTGATGATGACTATAACCGTGATGATTCCACATTGAGAATCATCTGCTGGCATGCACTGAAAGACTATCCACTAGAAAGAATGTGATATAATTAGTCTTTTACATACAGGAAAATAATGACGACTGAATTTAAAATTTTGACTGATGCAGGTTATTTCTTCAGTTTACATTTATCAAAATGGTAGCGAGTTAAATTCCCTTGACCGCCAGTTATACCACAGTGAGGACACGTCACAACTGATTTCTTAAATCCTTTTAGGCTATTCGGTTTTCTGCCGGAGGTGAACCCTTCTGGAATTTGATCACCGGGTGAAAAGCGAAGATTTATTTCCCCATTATTGTACCATTTCTTACCAACGGAAATAAATTCGTATATTGTTCTATTTGATTCATATTCTTCGCTCTAGATTCTAGAATAGTCACCAGACAAAATGTTTCTAACACATAAATGATCAGGTGTTCCAGTTTTGCCTTTAGATGGATGGGTATATTGATCTTTGTTCTTTTTATATTCTTCTGTCTATATTCGTTTTAATGAGTCGGTTCCGGTAATGTACACAGATAATAGATCTTTACAAGATCCACCTTTAATTCCAGAATTCCATGCGGGCTTACCCATGTTATGTCTTTTGTATAAATTTTTATTTTCTTTGTATTCTTGTGATGATACAGTTATTTTTTCTCCTGTTTCTATCACTTCACAGTTTACCAACCCTTTATATTTCCCGTCTTTCTTTCTTGAAATACTTAGATTTTTCTTGTGTTCATCTGATTTTGTTTTACCTGAAAACTGGAAAGAGACTTCCTTGGCATGAGCAGAACATGCTTCTTCATATAACTCTTTAATATTGTCTATATTTTCTTCTGTGAATGCGAATTTTAATTCATCAGTCATCATCCATAATAATGGGGAAGCATTTTTGACATGTCTCCAATTCTTCCATAAAAAGAAATGCGCTTTGAGATGATCTTTGTGCTATAGTATTACTTTATTCCATGGATTTGTACCAAAATTTCTGTACTCTGAAAATGCCCATTTTGGTAAAATGTGGTGATTCGCCGTTTGAAATTTTACTGACTTTTGTAGTCTATGTTTTTCTATGAATTCAAAGTATTCTGAGAGATCAATATCTGGGTATGCATCGCGAAATTTGCTATTGTAAATAGTCTCGTTGGACATAACAATTCTCCTAAGTTTTGTGATATAATATGTCTAAAGGTACTGGGGATTGCCGTCCCGCGAGTACCACTTTTTATTTATACTTTGAGGGTTTTGATGGAACAAAAATTTGAAATTTTAACTGATGCACAACATGTCATCAGAAGGCCAGGGATGTACATCGGGTCCTGCATTCTGGAAGAATACTCCGGTATTCTGAACTATGAATGGGGTGTGATCCATGTAGTCCCAGGCCTTCTGAAAGTTGTCAATGAGATCATTGACAACGGTGTTGATGAGTTCATTCGCACTGATGGTGAGCATGCCAACAAAATCTCGGTAACAGTTGGCTCAGATATTTCTGGTTGCTTCATTGAAGTGACAGACAACGGCCGCGGTATCCCACTGAACAAGGTTGGAGATACTTACCAGCCTGTTGCTGCTTGGACTCGTGCTAGGTCTGGGTCTAACTTCACAGATGACCGCGAGACTATGGGTATGAACGGCATCGGGTCTTTCGCCACATCTGTGTTCAGCAAGGAATTTACCGGTACTACATCTAATGGCACAGATGGTATTGTGGTCTCTGTGAAGAACAACTGCTCTGATGTTTCATTCAAACTCAAGCCGATCAAGACTAAAGGTACTACTGTCAAGTTCTACCCAGATCTAGAACGATTTGGCATGACAGAGATCGACAAGAATCATATTGACTATCTCCGTGATCGCATCGAAAACCTGGCTATTTGTTACAAGGGCATCCAGTTCACTTTCAATGGTGAAAAGATTAAGTTCCGTTCACTCAAGGATATCGCCAAGAAGTTCAGTGAGCACTCTGTCCTGTTGGATGAAGAAAAGATCTCTATGATCGTAGCTCCATCTGGTGAGATGGAAGAGTTCCGTGCCTTGTCGTACATTAACGGCCTGAACGTCAAGAATGGCGGCACCCATGTAGATGTAATTCTGAACAGGATCACAGATGCACTGCGTACTGTCATCAAGAAGAAATACAAGTTCGACGTACTACCTAACCAGATCAAGCAACATTTGCTCTTGGCTACTTGGGTTTCTGGATTCCGGAATTTGAAGTTCGATAGCCAGACCAAAGAGCGTTGCACGAATACTGTGGCGGAAGTCACGTCATTCTTTGGCGACATTGACTTTGACGCGATTGCCAAGAAGGTGATCAACACACCAGAGATCATCGATCCAATTGTTGAGGCACAAATTCGGAAGAAGGAAGCACAGGAACTGGCTGAACTCCGCAAGAAGAACAAGGATGTTGACAAGGCTAACCTGCGCAAGATCAGCAAGTTCACTGATGCTACCCAGAAGGAAAATCGTGATC